ACAGATAAAGCATATTATAAATTAAAAGCATTAATGGAGGCAAGACAATGATTGAAAAATTACAAAAGGTAGGGCTACTTATAACTTTGATTTGTACAATCGGAGGTGGATTCTATACTTGGGGTACGTTTAACCAAAGACTAGACGCTATAGAAAATAAAAAATTTACAGTTAATCAAACCGTAGATCTTACAGAGGTTAACAAAAGCATAGAAGGATTAAAGGCAGACATTAAAATTAATGGGGCTGCGTTAGAATATCTTGAAGCTAAGTTAGAAGAATTAAAAACAAAATTAAATAACCCGTTATTACAATAGGAAAGAAAAAATGGTAGACACACTAGCACCAAAAAAAATATTTACACAAAGAGATTTAGACTCAAGTCTAGGCTCATCAAATAAAGTAAACACAACTAATGGCTCTGCTACTAGCATGGTAGAATCTTTACCAAAAAAAGCCATAGTAAAACCTTTAATTAATATACAACAACCTGACTATCTTATTGATGCAGACACGGTATTAACACAGATGGTAGAAAAAAGTGCACCCAGTACTACTGAGAGAGAACAAACCATACAGTCCTCTAATGAATTAACTGATGTAAAGCAAACAGGCTCTCAAGTTAAAAAAGATGTAGCACAAGGGCTAGGATCAAACCCTATTGCATATGCAGAAGAAGGATTTGAAAATAAAGTTATAGACAGACCAGTAGTTGTTGGTGAAGGCGGCATGGAAATGATAGTACCTACAGGTAAGAATAAATTTACTGTGATAAATAACGAAGCCCTACAAGGACTAATGACTAAAATTAATATGACTGATGAGCAAAGAAGGTTAAATAAATTTTCTGCTCCTTATGGAAATCCTGCTGATGAAGATGGGATGATTACTAATGATGAACAAATGGGAATTAGATTTGATGAAGTCAGCAAAATTAAAGATTACTTTGGAAGCAGAGGAGATAAAATTCCAGAATCATTTAAAAATTATACCACTGAAGGTAGAGGAAGTGATCCATTATTTGATTCTATACTAGAAATGAATGATGAAGAATTAGCACCAAGAGTAAAAGAAAAAAAAGATAACTTTGAATTTAAAACTAATCCTAATAATGATTCAATAATGGCTCCTACTCCTGTGTACTTAGATCAAGATTCTGGATACTATAAACCTTTTGGTACAGATAAAGGCCCAGATTACTACCCAACAGGAATGGAACCATTCTTTGATGCAATGACTCCAAAATTTTTAGATAATCTCTATCAAAAAGGTAGAGAACTTTTTGGTAGTGAGAGCGAATATGAAGAGTTTAAACGCATCATGGACGAGACTAACTTTCCTGAAGACAGCGAAGTATAATTACTCCTTAATCTTATAGGGATCTGTACTTAATTTAGGTATCTTACCCTCTAAGTCTTCTCCAGATAGTATGCTCTCTATGTGTTTGTGTATGTACACAACAGCTGCCCCTATGATAGAGTCTTTAGTAAATGTTTCTGCTATCTCTTTGAGACTGCATCCATACTGCAACAGTAAAGACACTGCCTTTCCAGATGCTCTAAGTTCTCTGTCCAGAGTACTTTCATTTGGTTTTATCTTAACCCAAATAGCCATAGGCGTAATGCCTTCATCGTTAATAGTGTAGTCTACTATAGCTACTACTCTTCTATCATCTATGTCCATACGCACAGTATTACTTCTCATTCTATTTGGTACTTCTAATCTAGCCACGTTATCCATTATAACCTTTCTATTAAATCTTTTATTTCGTAATTAAGTTTTTCTGCATTACTTTTGCAATGCCTGATTACCGCAGATAAAATATTGGCATGTATTTTTTCTTCTATGCCACTAAGTTCTTGCTGTACTACCTTTGGATCTGGGTAATCAAGGTCAATTGCTATCTCATTTGAACCAGTCAAAGAGATATTCATTCCAAAGAGATGCGATTTATTTTTTGCCATCTGCATTCTTTGCTACAAAGTCAGCCCCAAGATTTGGATCTAGTTCCTTTAATCCTCTGGACAATACCTCAATACCTTGTACTACTTCACCATAAGGTCTAGTAAATAGATATCTTAATATGCTTTGTACTTGAGAGCCTGATATTATATACTGTCTCTCTGCTAAATTGTTAGCCTCTTTCATTTGTTCTTCTGTAGTTTTATCTGTCATGTCTTTCTCCTTTATTAAAATTTTAGCTATAGTTCTGTATCTTTAATCCTTCTTCATCGTTAAGTCCCCCGTCTCTATTTAGTACTCTGAATTTAATCATACTAGCATCAAATGTTTCTTTGATATGTGAGATCACCGTTCTCTCATCAAATTCTTTACAAGAGTAAACATCTAGTTGCATAGTTCCCCACTCATTCCATATGTGCATAGCCACATGACTAGTACTTAAAAGTGCAGCAGAAGTCCAACCTACATTGCCTTGATCTGATACATAGCTTGCTATTGGCCCACCAATTACTTTCATTTCTATTTTTTTTACTAGTCTTTCCATAAACTTAATTACTATATCTTCTTCACTATCATTAGGAAATTTATTTATCTTTGCATATATAAGTAAGTGTTTGTGTTTAGGTTTAAACATTTTTTATCTCCTCTATTAATTTAATCAAATACCAGTTAGCTTTTTCTAAGTCTTGTATGGGATTACCTTTGTATTTATACCTAGCCATATACTTCATGCATGCACCTTTAAGATAACCATGATACTCTTCTGTAGTCATAGAGGCTTTGATAATATCAATAGTCTCTGTTGTTGACTGCCTATAATGATTAGGTTTATTTACTAGGTCTTCCATATCTTCTCTTTACCTCTTTAGTGTTTACCATTTCTATATCATACTCTCCGCCTTTAACATTACGCTTAACTATTAGTCCACTCCACCACATTCGTTGGGTATTATATGCGTATGATTCTTTGTGTGTCAAGTAGCAACCTGCAGATAATCCCATTATCTTTTTACCTGTAGGGTATGCACCTATAGCATAGTCTAGTAGGTGGCAGTGTCCTACAGTAGATGACACTTTGTTTTTATTGAGTAATGTTCTAGCTATATTCTCTCCAGAGATAGCCGAACCCATCAAGCCACTGGGAAAGTTATGTGAGTAATGTATGCCGTCTATAACTACAGGATACCTATAGGTGTACTCATTCCAACCATAGCTTGGATAGTCTAGGTCATCAATAGATATAGCACCCTCAAGTTCTGGGTTATCTTCGACCATACGATCTATACGATCTTCATGATTGCCTAGTGTCATATGCATTTCAGCTTTGTGATTGCCCATGCCTGTATTGAATAACTCTAGAGCTTGATGTGCATGATCTATATCCTTACGATATCTTCTACCTTGAAAGGACTTCTTACCTCTGTCCCAACTAGATAAAGAATCCATACTAGCAAAGTCTCCCATACATATTATTTTATCTGCACCTATATCTTTAGCCATGCGTCCTGCCCAAGTAAATCTTTCATTGCTGGCGGCTGGGGTACAGTGAGGGTCACCTATTACTAAATGTGTTGTCATTAATTTAAGTCTCCTTTTTTAAATTTAAAAAGATCAATTACATTGCCTGTGCTTTTCACTTCTTTTATTTGTATGTCGTCACCATAGAATGCGTCTATACCTTTTTCGTATATAACATCTGGATTTTCTGTCACATATTCTACTATACCTTTAGCTATGTAAGAGCATATATCTCTTTGTGCAGGTGGAGTAGGATCTATTATGCCACAAGTAAATCCCTTTTTGTGTGGTGCTATAACTATAGATACAGATGAAAATATATCTACAACATCGTCTTCAGTGTAGTCACTCATTATATCAATTCAATCTGTAGGTCTATTGCTTTTACCTCTTCATCATCTTTACTTGCACCAGATTCTATTGCCTTTTTTCTTTTTATCTGTAGGTCATGTACAGCAGCCTGTTGTTCTTCTTCTACTTTCTCTGCCATAGTGTCTATTTCTTCGTCTGTTATTTGATTGTAAAATGTTACCATATTATTCTCCTTTGTTGTTCTGTTTTATTATACTTAAGAATGATTCAAAGTCAAGTACAATAAGGGGTTTCCTACTATTCATTTTTAATACAACAGCAGGTTCTAGATTAGCATTAGAAATAGATTGGTCATACGAATCATACAATCCTTTCCATGTTTCTTTATTCTTACATTCAATAGAGAATGGGAATATCTTCTGGGCTTTCTCAGATAGTTTGATGTCTATGCCTGACTCTCCCATGATAGCACACCATACATCTGTATTTATTTTTAAGCTAGGGAACGCACCGAGAAGTGCGTCCCTAACCCAGTTTTGTAGCCTTCGCCCCTTGGCTTTTCGACTGCGTACACTAGAAGCCATCATCTACCCTCGGATTATTGACCTCAGTGTACCAAACCCACTTAGGGTTTTTAGCTTGCGATTGCTGTTGTGGCAGCATTTGCAAGTTTTCTCCCCAACAAGGAAACTTGTAGGGGCAGAAACCACATGCCGTACCTAATACTTTATTGCCTGTCTTGTTCTTTCTAAAGTATTCGTCTTCGGCTTTGAAACATCTTTCAAATTTTTTATCTAAAGTTATAGCTCTAATATTATTATCTATAATACTAATAGCATTTTCTCTGTACTCATCATCTGCTATAGGTGCTTCGGTAACAACCCACTCACCTGTAGATTTATTAATAACTATCCAACCACCAAAAGGTTTTTGTCTAGACTCGGCATACATATATCCTTGTGTTAGGTAGCCAAACAAATCATCCTGTGCCACTGCATGGAAGCCGCCATTCTCTCCAAACTTATTAACGAATGACCATGGCGATGCACTTTTAATATCCCATACTTTATCTTCAATCTCTACATCAAGTGTACCAT